GGTGCAGATATTATTATGACGATCGGTGGAACTGCAATTACGGCTGGACAAGTAAACTTCTATTTAACTTACAGACCATTAAGCGATGGTGCATCAATATCAGTAACAACTCCAGCATAAGGAATTAAATGAGTAATTTTCAAATTATAGATAAAGACGAATTGACGAACGTAGACCGTTCAGCTGATTATATTCTTGTCTATGATTTCAATGCCGCCAAATTAGTCCGATCAAACGTCAATAGTTTACTTGATTTGCTATCACACCCTGTTGGAATAGATGATTCCCAAATTCTTACTAATAAGACTGTTACAGCACCTACTATATCTAGCCCTGTATTATCAGGTACTATCACTGGAACTTATACCTTCGCTGGCACCCCAACATTCCCATCATCAGTTGTAACTTTAACTAGTAGCCAGACTCTAACCAATAAGGTCTTAACATCGCCCACTATCAATAACCCAACTATATCTAACCCAACTATTACGGTAGATTCTATCGCTGAATACACGAGCGCTAATGGGGTAACAATTGATGGCCTAAATATTAAAGATTCTGTAATAACTACTGCTAATTCGGTCACTAATGCAGCACTAGTAGGTGGAATAACAGATAGTAAACTAATTTATGGTAAATTACGTTATAGACAAGGCGGTAGCGCAACAGATTGGAATGCCACTGGTACCACCCCTTATGATTATAGCGCCGTAAATGTATTCTCTCAGGCTGGTTGCGCCATAAGTACCGACAATACTACCAATTCAAGCAATGGTTGGTTTGCTACTAGTTCACAAACAATAACATTTCCTGTTGCATTTGCACAAAAACCCTTAGTATTTGTAACTTCGCTGAGCGATCATGCCATATGCACTGTAAACTCTACGACGGCATCGGGTTTTTCATGGAAAGCAAGAGCCAACACGAGTATTGCCGCTAGTTCAACAATGATGTGGGTAGCAATAGGTCAATAATTAATAAAGGAGACAATATGAAAGCAGAACCAATATCATTCACACCAGACGATTCAGTAGTTGCAGTTATACTATCTGATTCCACTTTAGTAGTTGATTATATTATATTGAACGTAGTCAAAATAGGTACAACCGCTAATATAGGTAGCGGGTACTCCAATGGTACAACTAGCAAAAGCACTTGCACACTATACGACACTATTAAGCATACTGCCTTATCCGAGACGTATTGTGCCTTTGCCGAGAAGAACGTTGGTGGAGTACCAACCGTAGCAATTGCCGGTAAACCACAGGTTGATGGCTTCTCTACCCCAGGTGAGATATGGTTCGACTTTGACAACTTTGATGCTAATTATTCAGTTATAGGACTAGCAGTAGGTCACTAATATGGCAGAAAAACTTTCTCAGGAAGAGTTAGAGAAGCCGGTAAAGCGGTATCAGATTGAGGCTCTTTCTGACAAGTTTGACGTAATGAATAAAAGTTTTGAAGAGAAACTCACCGTTATAATTAAACAAACTTCCGACTTGGTTACCAAAGAACAGTTGAAGATAGAAGTTGGAATTATCAACCGCCGTATTGATGAAGAGATTGTTAGTGTTAAAAAGGAAACACGTAAAGTATTTTGGATAGTGTTTGCTGCTGTAATAGCATTAGCTGGCAATCTAATAATAGGGTTATTTAAATTAAAATGAAATCCAATCGCTTACAAATAATAATCATTATATTTATGTTTATTATGATTGTATCGAGTCTGGCAAATATTTATATAACTATCGAATACCGCAGTACAATGCCTAAACAGGTGCAATCTATTGTACAAGATAGCGTGCGAGATAGTCTACCCGACTTCGACAAAATAATATCTAACAAAGTAAACACAAAAGTCGATTCTCTAAACCTACACAGTGGATTAAATGGCTATACCCCACAGTTTGGTGTTGATTATTTTAATGGTCGTGACGGCAAAGACTCGATCAGCACTCAGACTACTATAATCGAAAAGACTATTGAGCAAGTACCGGTAGATGGTAAAACGCCAATTCTTAGTTGCAATACTAGCAAGAACCGCTGGGAAGTAAGTTATAATAATGGTGATACTTGGCAAATTTCACTAGATCGTAATAAGAAACCTGTAAAGTGTACTATATAAAGGAGTAATATGGGCTGGCGACAGATTATAGATGCAGACATGAATACCAGTTACGTCGGTGGTTTATGTCTAAAGTTTGTTCAGGATTCTTTCCACACTGATCATCCATATCCTAGCGCTATCGATGCTTGGAATGCTAATTACGGAGGCGGGAATCATCCCAATGAACTGCCTCCAAGCGGTAAAACCGTACCAGTGTATTTTTCATTAGGTAATGTAGAAGCTGGACACGCGGCAGATGCGTTAGACGATGGGCTGATAGCGTCCTCTACACAGTTAGGCTATCATTCTAAACCTTATTTTCATCCTAATTTAGACGATTTAATAGCTGTATATGCTAAATATAATGGTGGATGCACTTATCTAGGTTGGAGTGAATACGTAGGAACTATTCGAGTAGTAGAGCCTGATAATGAACAAACTAATCAAGGAGAAGATATGGTAACAACCCAAGCACAATTAGACAGCATGTATAATGTCATCCTGCGACGTCCACGTGGCGTAGGAGAGGGCGAAGATGTTTATTTGAATAAGGACTCAGGTTGGGTATATAACAACATGGTGGTGTCGCCAGAACGCGCACAAATGCTCGCCATGGTTGATGCACAGACTAAAGACCTAAATGACAGGATAACTAATCTAACGAGTCAGTTGAAAGTCGCTAATGATAAATCAGTCAGCTTAGTTGCTAGTGTTACAGACCTAACGACGCGTTTAGATGATTCACAGGGCGATAATTTAGTATTGACGGCGAAGATATCAGAATTAGAATCAAAGCCCATCCCAGAGTGTCCTAAACAACCACAGACGGTCGGTGAGTGGTTTAATGAATTAATTAATGCTATATTTAAGAAAAAGGAGTAAATAATGTTTTCATTACCTACTAAGAAACAATGGTTAAGTGTTTTAAAAGCTGTCATGTATGTAAGTGTTTCAGCTGGCCTAGATTATCTAATATCAATTTCAATCGGTACTACTTTTGGATTCCTAACAGCCCCTATTAATGGTGTTCTAGTTATTATTAAGAAACTATTTACATCCGCAGAAAAATAGTTATATAATATACTCAGTTTCACATTGGTTATCAGTATAAGCAAATAGTTGCGCGGTAATAGCTAATCAGACGCACAACCTCAGATCACGTATCAAGCGTGGTCTTTTTGCTATTCATCAATATGTGGTTCACTATAGGATTCACGAGCTTTCTTATCGTCGGTCTGCTTCTTCTGGTACTTTGCGAGAATACTTTGATGACTTATTTTACTATCGCGCGCCCATTGTTCTCGATGCTCTTTACGCCAGTTTTTATCGTCTATAGTTACAGGCTCTAGAAATTTGTATTTCTTAGTCTTAAAGCCTAATTTATTATCTTGCATAAGATTATTTTACATCTCCACACTTAGTTTTACTATCGTGCCATCGTGAACATATTTTACAAAATTTAATCATATACCGCCTTTCCCTTGCTAGAGCAGAGTTTAGTTATTATTTACTTTTACTATATTACTAAGTCGTTTCCTCTCCCTAAGTACTATGAGTAATCATCCCGAACTTACTAGCACCGCATAGACCAGGTTGACGTTTAGGCGTGTGAATCAGTGCCTGGATTTTAGCGCTAATAATAAGTTCTATATGGAGTTTTTATTAAATGTATGGTTCTGATAGTAAGCGTTAGTATTATTCTACTCGATACTCAGTTTGCTTTACCCACAGTTTTTTATCGAATGTTGGATCATGTGAAGCTATTACATCTCCTAAACAATCTATGATAGAATCCATACTGACGTTTGCGTCTCTGTAATCTACGTCTGGGTCTTGCGGATCGTCACGTTTGGATTGTTCTATCCATAATCCTGCATTTTTCAGTTCATAAGCTATATCTTCTATGACACTCTTGGTTATATGTTTTGCCATATGTGTTCTCCTTTGAGATTATGCTTACTACCATAACTACTACATTTAATGATGTTCTCCGAACATATTTGTAAAAGTATTTGCACAATTGTTAACGAACTGCTATGATGTTAGTAATTCGTGGACGTAATATACAAGAGCTGACAATGGTCGGCTCTTTACTTATCTAATTGTACCCCTTATAACGTTTTCGTGGACGTAATAAGTTACATCTATAATACTCTTTTTATAAAGTTTATGCAAACAAAAAATACCGCTTTGACACAATATATGGAGGGTAGTCTTATATTGAACGGTATTTAATGCAATTAGACCAAGCGTGTAGCTGTAGTTTAATTATAGGGGGTATAAGCACCAACTATAGTTCGTGCTAGTTCAAAGGTGCGATTAAATCTTGATCACAATTTATATATGTGAGATTTAATATCTACACTATACTGCTAATGTTAAAAATAAACAAGTCTAATAAAAACAACTCCATTCGCCGAAAGACTGCTCGTATTGAGAAGATTACGCCTGGAGTTGTTTGCTACATTATACACTTCAATGACAGATTATGCAATTATACTATCTAACAGTTGACTTATGTTTTAATGAGGTGTATATTAGAGATAACAACTAACGAAAGGCTGTTAAAATGTCAAGAATAACACAGGATGCCATTCTAAAACAACTTAAAGATCCATTTGACCAAAAGTTTTTGAAATGGCGCGTAGGCCAAGTAACAAAAGATAAAACCAAAGCGACGGCATTAGCATATTTGGATGCTCGTGAGGTATACAAACGATTAGATGACGTCTGTGGGGTAGGTGGATGGCAAAGCAAAATGGTGCCAATTGATAAAGGTTTTGTTTGCGAACTATCAATATTAATTGACGGTGCTTGGATTACTAAGTCAGATAGTGCAGATTATACTGATATTGAATCAATAAAAGGTGGTGCATCAAGTGCCTTAAAACGCGCCGCAGCTGTATGGGGAATAGGACGATATTTGTATTACCTACCTAGAGTATGGGTAGAAATAGACGACTACAAAAATTTGCGCGAAATACCAGAGCTACCCGATTGGGCTATCCCATCACATAATCTGGAGCGATGGGAAGATATTGCTGAATTAGAATTAGACGCGAGTAGTGGAGTTGATGAAGATAGGCAGCAAGAAATTGCTACACTCGCTATACGAAATGTCGACACTATTCGTAATTCAAAAACTATAAAAGAATTACAGGATTTTACAACGACACTCGACATTAACGATATGTCGGTATTATCGAATGAAATCAATATCAAAACTAAGGAACTAATTAATGGAAAAGCAAATAGTTAATCCCATAATAGTTGATGCGGAACAACGTAGCGCTAGGTGGTACGAGGCTAGACTTGGTAAGGTTACTGGATCACAAGTTAGCCGAACGATGAGTTATATGAAATCATCTATTTCCAAAGGAAAGTTAAAAGATGCTGAGGCATATCACATAGAACATAACATGCCGATTGATATTCTAGAGCGATTTCGTGACGAATTTCCTTTTGAATTTATATTACAAGCTAATCTTACATTGACAGAAAGTGAGGATAGGGTTAGTTATCGAAAAGGAATTGTAGCCGAACGTATTACCGGCCAACCAGCGGATCAAGATCCATATATAACAAAATCAATGCAATGGGGCATATATAATGAAAACATAGCTAAAACTATGTATCAGCTAAGGAGTGAGAATATAGTAACAGACGCTCCATTCATGATGCACTCGGAAATAGCGTGTGGCGCATCTCCCGATGGAACAGTTATTGATAAAAACACTGGCGAAATAGGTAATATAGAGATAAAGTGTCTGAACTCTGTAAATCATCTATATAAAATAATACTTCACAAAACCGTACCACAAGAATACATACCACAGATACAAATGCAAATGTTCATTAATAATGCCGATTGGTGCGATTTTATAGGATTTGACTCTAGGGTAAAAGAGGGCTTGAGGCTATTCATCAAACGCGTAGAGCGCGACAACTTCTATATCAACTACGTGTTAGAACCAAGTATAAAACGCTTCTTAGATGAGTGCGATGCTGAGTATAATCAGTTTATAGCTATAATGCTTAGTAAAAAGGACGAGGACGAGACAACACCATCTGAAAAAGTATTATCAAAATTTGCTATAGAATCGTTGGTTAAGGATTAATCATGGAAAATGATAAAATAATTACAATACCTTGTACCCTAGATCGTTACAATCGTAAAAAAGATCGAAGTGTCACTCTATCATTTACAAGTCTATTAGAAATAAGTAACGAAGATTTTAGCGTGATAGACACTTTTCATCAACAATCAGGAAATCTACTTTTTAGACGGAACGCCTTTACAAAGGAGGATATACCACAAGAAGATGTCGAAACTGACGTTGCTAAATCCCAGAGTACGCAATTGCGAGATGCCTTATGGATATTATATAAAGCGCGCGGTAACAGCGCGGCCAATAAAGATAATTGGAATATTTTCTATAGGCGCCAAATGCAATTATTCAACAATAAAGCATTAGAAGAGGTTCATAAATTAGAGGAGATAAAATAATGTTTGATAATCTAACAAACGAAACCCTATTAGACAATATGCTCTCAGACCTCCACTACCATAAACTACATAGAGTAGGCAGAGAGTTGATGACTGAGGTTGAGTTGTGGGAGAGCTGGTTAATGTCATGAAGATATTAGCCAAAGTATTAGTAGGTTCAAGGTTACACGGGCTTCATAATGATAAATCAGACTATGATTATCGTGGAATACATATAAACGATCTAAAAGATGTTTTAAGTCCATTTGCAACCGTTAAAAATACTAATTGGATTGAGGGAGACGTAGATAACACAAGTTACGAACTAGCCGATTTTTGTAAACAAGCAGTACATGGCAATACAACCATACTTGAGGTATTCTTTTCAGATAAAGTCATAGAAACATCGCCAACACATAAGAAAATGCGAGACAATTGGATTAAGTTTATGGACACTAAGAAGTTCGTTATAGCTAGTAGAGGTTATGCGCATAATCAGTGGAATAAGTTTTATAATTTTGAAGATATTGGCAATTCAAACAATGAACGAACAAATAAGTTCGCAATAGCATTTTTACGAGTTATGTGGCAATGTGAACAGTTTCTATTAACTGGCGAGTTTAAATGTGATTTAACAACATCTGATTTGTATCCTTTATTGAAAAAAATAAAAGGCCTATCACGAGATGATATACAGCCGTATTTACCTGAAATAGTAGCCTCAATGACAGATATGAATATACGAGTATCTGTTGCGGAGAGTGTTAGCAAATTCAAAGATATAAAACCAGACATTAAATGGATTGAGGAATTTATATATGAAACCTATAGCAATAATCGTTGACATTGACGGCACACTTGCGCATATGAACGATAGAAGTCCATATGATCCGACTAAATATCATGAAGATACCGTTGATGATGTTATTAAGGATATTGTCTCAACATATTATGAATCAGGTATGAAAATAATAATTTGCTCAGGTAGACATGATACATATAGGGTTGTTACTAGTGATTGGCTATCTAAAAACGGTATAAAGTACGATGAATTATTTATGCGTAAAACCGATGATAATAGAAACGATGCGATTATTAAATCTGAGATATACAAAGAATTGATAGAGCCTAATTATGATATTCAGTTTATATTAGATGACAGAAACAGAGTTGTTAATATGTGGCGCAGCTTAGGATTAAAATGTTTACAAGTAGCTGATGGTGATTTTTAATGAAAAAAACGCCAAACTGTAATAAATGCGGTGGCGAACATTATACAACTTTTTGTCGCCACTACCCTAAAATACCGAGTAGTTCGGAAAAACCGAACAACTCAAAAGTTAAGCAAAAACCATCTAAGCCAAAGAAGTTAAGTAGAGCGAAACTGAAAAATACACTTGATAAACTAGTCAAAAATTATGTAAAATTACGGGATAATCATACTTGCCAGTGGTGTGGTAAGGTCGTATCTGGTAAAAGTTGTCAAGGCTCACACGTTTTTTCGGTCGGAAGTTGCTCACTATTACAATTTGAATCATTAAACATAAAAGTATTATGTGCATATTGTCATCGCCGACGCTGGCACTCAAGTCCACCCGAAGCAATGGCGTGGTTTGGTAAAAAGTTTCCAGAACGATTGGCTAAGTTAGAAGAATTAAAACTAACGGCTAAAAAAATATCAACATACGAATTACAAGTGTTAATCGATGGGTATAAGGCTAAGTTGAAAAGTATTAGTTAAATACTATTGACTTATGCTTATAAGTGCGCTATACTGGGTTTATCAATCAAACGAAAGATTGAAGCAGATAAACAATTAGGCGATTAAGCAGTAACATTTCGTCGTGAGCAATAGAAACATTCCACGAGAGCTAACATCGCCTATAGTTTATCTAACAATTAAGCGTAGTAGTGCTGTGTGATATAATAGTAATATGAATATCAATACAAACGAATGTTTACTCTATGCAGGAAGTATCAACACTGACGGATATGGAATTATTCTATCTGGTGGTAAACAATACCGAGTGCATAGAGTTATGTACGAAAATTACACAGGTAAAAATATAGACGGACTTTATAGCGACCACTTATGCAGAGTAAGAAGTTGTATAAACCCAGACCATATCGAACCAGTAGACAACGTAACTAACATTATGCGAGGCGAAGCGCCATCAGCTAAGAACGCACGAAAGACGCATTGCAACAAAGGTCACGACCTTACAAGTGATAATATCCACGTAAGAAATAATGGTTGGCGAATATGCAAAGCGTGTCATGCAGACTGGCAGAGAGCTTACCGAGCAAAAGTCAAAGCTAGAAATATTACCTAGCACCATACGCTTAATTACACATTAACAATTCACACAGTATATATTCCTGCCCCATAGATGAACGGAGTAATTACCGTTCGACACCTGAGGGGGTGAGTAACATAATGCTAATATCTATAGGTGTTATGTGAAGTGAACTCACAGATTAAGTCTGGGGTGGCAATATATACTGTATGAATTAAAACAAACAAAACTAAATAAACGGCGTAAAGCCAAAAGGGACAATATGAGCAAAGAAATCAAAGAAGCAAAAGACGAGAGAACATTTACACGTAAACAGGTATTTGTATCGTTACTACCATGGGCTATCATATTGATTGCCATTGTAGCGATCGTATCGGTCATTACTGGTTGGACATTACGAAGTGCTGATCAATGTAGGATTGAAGCAGCTGCTAGCGCACTAGTAAAAAGTTTAAAATAGCTAAGCCGTCTAAAGCGCCTACGACGGCTCCAGAACCACAGGCGAGTATAACATTAACTATTGAACTAGAAGAGCCACAGGACACATCTGTGCAAAGCATTGAGCAGATAATACGCGACGCTGCTAGCAAATATAACCTAGACGGTAATAGACTGCTTGCTATGGCAAACTGCGAGAGTACATTAAATCCTAATTCCGTAAACTATAATTATAGTGAAAACGGTATCGATTATCCAAGCGGATTATTCCAACACCTAACAAATTATTGGGGTAGCCGCGCCACACAATACGGATACGATGGATATAGTGTATTTAATGCCATAGCTAATGCCCAAGTCACAGCCGCAATGATAGCTGATGGTCAGTCATATCAGTGGGAATGTAAATATTGACTTATGTTTAAAACAAGCGTATTATAGATACATAAACGTAATCTGAAAGGCGGATATGAAATTACATACTAAACAGCAATGGCTCAGAGATCATCTAGGTCTAATGATTGACTACACTCCCGAAGAATTGAAACAGTTACATAAGATCGAAGTAAAAGACGAATCAGTAGACTATCAGGTTGATGCATGGTGTGTATTTAGAGATACCAAGCAGCGTATTATCGGAACTTGGTCAGAGATTTAATAATGATTACACGTGGAAAAAGAACATTTAAAAATGTAGCGGCTTATAAGGCATACAAAGAGGCCTGTGCGCGCGGCGGTCGCAATGGCCATATCAAAGGCTTCTCACTCGATCCTGAGTTAGCACGACAATGTGGCCGTGTTGGTGGTAAGCTATCTAAACGCAAGCCAAAACCTAAAATTTAACCTGGAGGCAATATTAGTACCGAATCTAACGTTTCAAAATTTAAACTATATTACGAGTACGACATGACGGTTAGTAAAGCTAAGAAAAATACTAAGTGGAGGCCAGTTAAATGAATAAAATTATAGATGCACGTTTTCTACCAGCGGTAATATTAGTGCTAATAATGATCATCGTTGGTAAACCATCACCACAGTTTTCATTTTATGGACTAAATCTGGTCTTAGCATTATTAGAAATAGTCTGGTTAATATTACTGTTTTCACCTAGCATAAAACGTATATTTGGAGTTAAGTGATGAGTAAGCGCAACGAAATAATTACATGGTATTTATCTGCTCATACATTAGACCGTCTTACTAATGGTTGGGGCGGTAAACCTATATATGAAATCTCATCTAAATGGTCTACAAAATTAAATATATTTAGTAAAGTTCAAGAAAAATGGGAACACAAGAGGTTTAAGGACATAGATGAAGCTTTACAGTACTACGATGAGTTATCTAAGGAGCAATTATGACTACAAATAACCCTATAAATAATGAAGAATTACGAGAACAAATTAATGATTTTGAACTTATGGCGGTTGGACTAATATCACTGCGCGATGGTGGGAATTATACACAAACTGAATATTTAGATAAAAGTAAACAATGCAAAAATGAACTTTTAGAACAAATCCTATCCTATATCTCCACCAATTACACTGAAAACTATAAATACGACGATATATTTAAATGGTTACTTGGTGAAAAAGGTGATTTTAAAATATATGAGCCAAAATATTCTTGGCGGACTGAATTACGTCAAAGATTACACGAACTTAAAAAGAAAGGGTAAATGATATGAGTAAAATCACCAAAGAAATAAATCGTCTAGGGTTCAGCACAAAAAGACCAATGTGTAGTAAGACTGGATGTAATAATAAAGCTAGAAGAATTGGCAAGCGAATATATGGTGGAACTTGCCTATTACATATGCCCCAATATTACGCTGCTAATACTATTCAACCCACCCCCACTATAAGTAAGACAGGAGATAAGTAATGGCCAATCGTAGACAAGACCGTGTTATTCCAGCTGGGTATAATAAATATACTGGCGAATACGACAAGATTTATTATGACATAATCACAATACACGGAAATAAATATGAACATTGTTATCCTAACGCTGGTATATTCCACACTGGTATAGGAAAATTTGTCGATGGTAACAACGTATTTGCATTTAAAAAGTCAGAAAGACAATTTGATTATGACAACTAAAGATAATACATTAGATGAACAGATAGATATGATACGACCTAAAGTTTATCAATATGCTGTCAAAATACGCAAGTCGACCACAGAATTGACTGCCGAAAAAAATGCCGATGAATTAGCCAAATATATTGTTTCACTTTTAGAGCAGTCTAATAATAGGGCAAGAATAGAAGAGCTGATTGGTATTGTAGATTCTCAAATATGTAAACCAGAATATCATAATCTATTAGTTGGAAAAATAACCGAATTAAGGAGTAAATTATGAGCGAACCAGAACAATGGGCAGTTAAACAACATTTAGAAAAACACCCAAATTGCGAATGGATATGTCCACATACTAATCTTGAAAATCTTGGAGAAGAAAAACCTGAAATGGAAATATATAAACCAAGTCTAATGAAAAGTTATGTCATTGAATCCGATTCAGTTAATGGCGATATGTGGATTGCTCATTATGATGATTTTACTAATGTTGCTGAAAGCGATGAATGTGCCTGTGGGTCAACTCCGCAAGAAGCATTGCAAAACTTTATCAACCAATTATAAACTATATTAAACAAGGGTATTGTAATACTTAACTTAATAGTGTAATATAGTGATATGAATAATAAAACATACGGCTTAACAGTAACCTCAATCCGTAAATATGGATTTAAAAAAGCATTGGAGGTGTTTGATAAATACGAGCATAAATGCTCAGTCTGTGGTGATGACAATTACCTAGCTATACACCACATTGATGGAAACGGAAGGCATAACGAAGAAAAAGGCATACCAACGAAGGACGATATAAGCAATTTACAACTCATTTGCCGTAAATGCCACGGTTCGTTGCATAGTAAGCAATACTGGGCAAAAACAGCAGAGCCAAGAGGTGGATATTTATATAAAGACAGAATAAAAGAATATCAAAAAGAGTACTGGCAAACGGATAAATATAAAGAATATCAAAAAAAGTACCGTCAAACGGATAAATATAAAGAGGCCCAGAAGAAATATCGGCAACTAAAAAAACAGAGGAGCAACTATGACAACTAACCATCTAACCCCACAGATAGTAGATAAAGTAAAAAAGTATATTCCGAACTATAGCTTCACAGTTGGTAAAACCATTATTGATTTTACTCCATCTGGTATGTGGGGTCATTATGTATGGCAAAGCACAGCCCCATTTATCTGTAGTGGTATTCAAAGGGTATCAGATGATGAAAATATGTATCGGTTCACACAAATAGGCGATTCGTCGATTAAACTCCCAGGACAAGGTTATGCAGATATTGAAATAAGCCAATCTGAGATAAACAAAACACGGATAAGTAAAATATTATACTCTTCAAAAAACTACGAGATTAAAATTATAGGCGGTTGGGTCAAATTGAAAGACAATTATAATAAGAAAGTATTTAGACAGAGGACTGTATTATGACTGATAAGACACCACAGGGGAATACAACACTTTATTGGGTAAAGTTTATTGAACAAGAAAATGGCAGAACTATTGACGCATATTTTAAGGCAGAAAGTATTAGTATAATTGACGAAAGCATAGCTGATATTTTAGAAATAAAAGTTATTAAAGAGGTTATACAATTATGAAACCTATGAAACAGCCACAGGGGAATGAAAATGACAAGCATTGAATATAACTTAGAAATGGTACGTATTTATGCAGAAGTTAAAAAAGCATGGGAGGTGATTGGATTATGAGCGATCTCATTAAAATAAATTCTATCAACCTAGCTAATGCTAATATTGGTAAGCCCACAAACCAGGAAAGGTAATTGTATTATGAGTATTGCAAGTGACAAAGCGCAATTTACTAAAATCAAAAATAAATATGCGAATTGTAGACTAGAATTCAATCATTATTTTAAATATGATTTTCAATATATTGGCGTTACCGAAGATGGAAAACCCATAACTGTATCTAATTATGGAACTTCAAATTGGATATATAGAGCGGAGTTATTTCGGTCAATGACATTAAAGGAATTATGCAATGAACTTCCAATTGATTACATAGAAATTGATGGTAAAGGTTACGGTAAAGACTATGTCTACTAAATCCGAGCAAGAGCTAAGAAATAAGAATGCTAATAAATTATTATCAAAATTATATGACTGGTACGAAAAATTACCAGAGGATAATTTAGTAACTTGGTGGAAAGTAACACCAACAGAACTAGTTATTTTTATTACTCACGAGATAGAACTAGCTAAGATTGAATCTAAGATAGAAACTATGCAAACAATAAACAGTAATTGGTTCTTACAGGGAACCGATTGGGTCGGCTATTTTAATAGTTACTTAGACGAACTTCAAGCACGTAAACAGGAGTTAATGGAATGAAAATATTATATGTAATTGTTGGGCTAATCGAACTAATTATCAGGTGTATAGTATTTATAATTGGAACATGCACAATTATACCGCTAGTTTTATGGTTTTTTGATGGTAAAATCTATAAAATATTATCGCCTATATTATGGGAGAAACTATGAGTAAAGTTAGCGAAGATGATAAAGATAGACTTAGGTGGGCTATTGGTGATGATGAATCGTACCACTTAAGATTTGACGACATCTTAGAAGAAAAGTTAACTGAATTAGACCCAGAATGGATGGAAGAAATGTCCGCCTTATATGAGGCAAGCGATATGTCAAGGTGGTGTGCATAATATCCGATAACCAAATGTCAAAAGACTATGTTACTGATCCAAATTGGCAAGCAATATCTGGGTCTATTGCAAATACCGATAAAGGAATATTAGATATTAGTACAAATTTTAGCTCACCAACTAAACCACTCTTAACTTTCGACGATAACGATAACATAGTGAGGATTGTAGAATGAAAGACCGCGACTATCTTGTGATTGTATTAACAGCATTTCTATGCTTTATAGCACTAAGTATTTTATTAGGGGTTTATGTTAAATCCGTGATTGATGTGTTATTATAAAAGTATAATTAAGGAGAACGAAATGAAAGATTACACAGAGTACGCAGAGTCCAATATAAAAGAACTTTCTAAGCCCACTTTACAGAATGAGATAGTTCGCATGTTTAAAATCGTATCTTCGATCGAAGATAAACTTAGTACCGGTGAAGCCCAATATGGTCATGATACTCCCGTAGCCCTACTGACAAACAAGATTCAATACGCTATCAACGACCTAACCGCACTCAACGACCGGTTGTCCACTATTGATAACATCCTCAGCACTTTATAGGTTTCAATTTTATAAAGAAATATGATATAGTCTAGTTATAATGGCGGAAATTGAAAAAGTGAAAAACATTCAGCCAAAATCTATAGGCGGTGCTAGACCTGGAGCAGGTAGACCGGCACATGGAAAAAATAAATCTACAATCATAAAAGAAGAAGCTGAACGGCAATTTAAAGAACGGGTGGCTAAGAATGTTGATAGGCTATTTAACTCTCAATTAGATTTAGCATTAGGTGAAAAGTATTTAATGGTTATCACCACGATTGGTAGTGGTACGCGACAAAGGAAAGAGACTAGCGTTGTTACTGATCCCGAGACTATCAAGCAGTTCTTAGATGATGAGAGCAGTCTTAATAATGATACAGAATATTATTATATGTCTACAAAACCGGCTAATAATCAAGCCCTAGAAGGTATGATGAATAGAGCGTTTGGCCGGGCTAAAGAAAGTGTTGATGTTACAAGTGGCGGCGAAAAGTTAAATCCTAACATATCAATCACGGATGAGGAACTAGATGACAAAATTACAAGATTCCTTAAAGATAGAGCTTAATGATCTATTATCGGAACGGGAGCGTCGTAAGGCTAAAAGAGATTGTGTATTCTTTGTAAGCAACTTCCTGAAGACATTTGATCCGCGACCAGATGTTATACCTCATGATATAGATTTTGTTTTATATGATTTTCAAGAGTCAACAGTTAAAGATGTCGTCGGTGACATATTCAACGGTGGTGATTTATTTATTGAAAAATCGCGAGACATGGGGGTATCTTGGATTATATTAGCAGTATTATTATGGTGTTGGTTAGAAGTTGATGGATTTCAGGCTTTAGTTGGATCCCGTAAAGAAGATTATGTCGATAACGGGCAAATGGACTCTCTATTTGGAAAGTTGGATTATTTGTTGCGTACTATTAAAGATAGATTATTATTGCCGATTGGTTTTGATATTACCAAGCATAGAACATATATGAAATTAGTCAATCCCGAGAACGGTAATACTATACTTGGTGAGTCTAGCAACAAGAACTTCTCGCGCGCTGGACGATATTCGATAGTATTCTTCGATGAGTTTGGATTTTGGCCAGATGCACGTAGATCATGGCAGGCCGCTGGTGATGCTACGAAATGTCGTCTAGCAGTCACTACACCACCCGATGAGCCGAGCTTTGCTAAGACGTTAAGATTCAGTGATAAGATACAAATTTTGACATTGCATTGGCATTTACATCCGAAAAAAAACCAGGCATGGTATGAGTATGAGAAAACTCGACGATCAGAAGAAGAAGTATTGCATGAGCTTGATATTAGTTGGGAATACTCTAGCGTTGGTAAACCTTATCCAGAGATTAAGAGCGTGTCAATTGG